GGGCCATCCATGGTGACGGACCCTGATACTGTGGCGGAACCGCCCGTCAGGGTAACGTCCAGCGTGGCGCCCAGCGCCGCCACGACATCCGCAAGGCCAGCCACAACGGCCGCAATCTGCGCCAGATCCTCGGTAGACAGCGCCACGCCGGCGCTGTCGGCGGCAGCGGCCCGCCCAGACCGGAGCGTTGGAACAGTGGTGGGCGCGCCCGACGCATCGAGCACGTTGACGGAGGGCAGGGGCATAGGGGGCTCCTAGAAAAGCAGGGGCAGGTATTGGCTGTTTCCAGCCTGGCTGAAGTCCAGAGAGGCGTTCACCGGCGAAACCCCTTCGCCAGCCACAACGGGCGCGCTCAGGGACACCAGCCCGAACCCCAGCGATGGTCCGCCCGCAGCGAAGGTAGCGGCGGTGCGATCGATCCGCACCAGAATGGAACGCATGCGCTCATCGCCAAGGCTGGTGAAAATCCGGTTGGAAAGCAGGTAGACGCTGCCAAACGCGCCGCCGCTCAGCTCCGCCACCGTTTCGTGCGGCCCCGCGATCGTCGTTGAAACCAGCAGCCCGGCATCGTCGGACGGCTCCACCGCCCACTCCGATGTGGCAACAACCGCAGGCGCAACAGCGCTCCAGTCAAAACTGACAGTCAGGCCGTTGTCGGCGTCTTTCACCTTGCTCGCTACACGCATGTCGCATGGCTCCGCGTGCGGTATTGGTCCAGAAGAAACGGCACGCCGAAGGGGATCATGCCCATTGGGCTTCCGGGCGCGGCGGCCTCCCGGTTTTCGTGGAAGTGGGCGGTCAGCATCATCAGCGCCAGCCGGATCGGCTCGGGCACATCGTTCCAGCTTTCACCAAACCCAGCGGAATATTCGATCTTAATCGCGCCCGGCTGCCGCTGCGCGGCGGGCCAGGTTGCACCTGCCTTCAGATAGAGGGATGACGGCACGGCCGCACCGTCCAGCACCCACAATTCTTCGGGAACCTCGGATTCAACACCATCCAGCCCAAGGCAGCGAATCGACAATATGCTGGCCACCGGCCCACGGCGAAGCTCGATGGACCGGCCGGCAGGCCAGTTCTGCAGTTCCAGGCGCCAGTTCTGGGTGATCAGCGAGCGCGACAGGTAGCTTTCCACCCAGGCCGTCGCCGCCTGCAGATAGCCGCTGACCTCAGGCAAGGCGTCATCGTCAACGCGCAGATGCTCCTGCAGCGCCAGAAGCGGCACGGCGGGCCCGCCCGGGCCGCTCAGTTGGCGCAAAGTCATCGTGGCCAACCTTTCGCCAGAAGAAAACGGGGCGGGCCGTTTGGGCCCGCCCCTCTATTCCCAGCCGTCAGGCCGCGATGTTCAGCGCGCGCATCGGCTCGGGGTTCACCACCCCACCGCCAACCCGCTTCGTCGTGTAGAACTGAACAAACGGCTTGTTGGTGAACGGGTCGCGCAGAACGCGAACGCCGATCCGGTCGACGATCAGGTAGGTCGCCGCCATGTCGCCATACAGCGCCGCCTTGGCGCCCGCGCCGATGTTCGGCATGTTCGGCTCATCCACCAGCGGCACGCCGGCGAGCGTGGACGGCTCGCCAAGCTGGAAGCTGGGCTGCCACAGATAGTTGCCTTGCCCGTCCTTCAGCATTCGCATCGCGGCATGTGTTTGCCGATTGGCGAACAACTTAGCATTTGCGCTGAAGGCCTGCGGCAGATCATAGATCAGCTTGATCACGCCATCAGAGGTCAGTGCCGCAGCAGCGCCGGAGTTCACCGTGGTGATGGCGCCCCACGGATGCTTCGCAGCGTTTGCCGCGCCGGTGATATAGGTCAGGATGCCGAACGGCTTATCGGTGCCGTTGCCCGTCACGAAGGCAATGCCTTCCTGACGCGAAAACTCCAGCTCCACCTCGCCGGCCAGCCACTGCTCCAGGTCGATGGCGCTGTCATCCAGCAACTGCTGCGTCGCGGCCGGGTTCGCGTAAAGTTCGCCGGTCGTGAACGCCAGCGACGCGAAACCGGGCGTGCCTGTTGCCGGGCGCGCCGCGCCTTCACCAACCCAGCCAGAGCCGACGTTGCGATCCTGGAACAGCTTGCTGAAGCCGTTCGTGCTGATGCTGATGGACGACGCATGCTGCCGCATCGGGCTCAGGATCTTCAGCTTGCCCAGGATCGTGCGATCCCACTCGATCGGCGCCAGATAGCCGCCATCGGTGTCCGGCGTCTTCTGCAGCGTGGCATTCACCTCGCCCTTTCGCATGTGCGCGCTGAAGGCCTTGGTATACTCCGGGTCGGGCTGGATATCGCCAATGCCGGCGCCAGCGCCTCCCAGCTTGGCCAGCGCCAGCTGCTCAGCCATTGTCTCGCTGGCGGCCTGCAACCGGCCCAGATCAGCGTTGATCCGATCTACCTTCTCGTCCAGCAGCACGTCGGCCTTCGCCTTCAGCTTGCCGTCCAGCTCCGCCTTGAAGTCCTCAAAGGTCTTCTTGAATTCGGCCATCAGCGCGGCCGGATTTGCGGCGTCTGCATGCACGCCTACAAGGGCGCGCGGCATCGCAGCCGCGGCAGACGCCGCAGCGATCATCAGTTTGGTCATGGGAAATCCTCTCAGGATCGAATGGTGGAAATCAGGTCGGCCCAGGCGGCCGTCCAGTCGGTCTCGCCAGCGCCCGGCTTGGCGTCGTCTTGGGCGGCCGCGGGCGCGCCCTTGATTGCGGCAATCCGGCGCTTGCGCTCGGATCGCGGAATATTGTGGCGGGCCATCAGCAGGTCCATCGCCCGCACATCGTGCAGGGCCTTGGCGTCTGCGCCGGCCTTCTCATCTTCCGTCACATGGTCGGCCGGCAGCAATTCGTCTGCAAAGCCAAGCTCAATCGCCTGCGAACCTGAAAAGAAGGTTTCACGATCCATCCATTCGGCAGCCTGCGCCGCAGTCTTGCCAGTTCGCGCCGCGTAAACATCGGCCATAGCCTTGTCGAAGGGCTCCAAATAGGCCGCCACTTCCAGCATGTCCGCGCGATTGCCCGCCGCGATCGTCCAGCAATTGTGGACCATCAGGAAGCTCGCCGCGCCGATCTGCACAGTGTCGCCGGCCATGGCGATGATGCTGGCCGCACTAGCCGCCATACCCATGATCTTCACCGTCACGTTCTGCGGATGCTCGCGCAGCACATTGTAGATGGCTATGCCCTCGAACATGTCGCCGCCATAGCTGTTGATCTGCACTTCCACCGGGCGGTCTCCAATGGCGCGCAGCTGCGCGGCCACGCTTTTCGCCGTCACGCCGCCGCCGGTCCAGAAATCCTCGCCGATGGTGTCGAACATGGTGATTACATTGTCGCCCTTCGCCAGGGCAGAGGGGCGAAGGCCCGCCGTCGCAGTCCACCGTTCCAGCACATCCTCTTTCGCCAGAGACTGCACCCGGCTGTCGGCCGGCAAGGGCAGCGCACCGGGGCGGGCGCTCGCCATCACAGGGAATCGCTCGGTCATGCTTTGCTGTCCTCCGCGGCGGGCTTCTCTTCCGTGGTGCGCTGTCCGTTGCCGCCGGCGAACGGATCATCCAGCCCGTCCATGGGCTCCCAGTCTTCCAGGGCCCGAATCTCGTTCGGGGTTTGAATGCCCCACTGCCGGGCCTGCGCATAAGCGCCCCAACGGGTCTTGATGTCGCCGCGCACCAGCGAATTGCGGTTGAAGGTCACATACATGTCCGGCTCGGCGGAAAGCAGATCGCGCGCGATCACCTCTTCCCAGCACACCAGCCAGTCGTTCAGGGTGTAGTTCACGAAGCCAAGGCTCATCGCCTCGATGCCCGTTCCCCAGCTCGTCGCCTTCTCCGTGTCGCCGGCCATGTGGGGCGGCAGGCCAAAGAACTGGTAAATCTCCGATCGGTTCAGGCCGGATGCCTCTACGAACTGGGCATCCTCCATCGTCATCGCCATCTGGCTGTAAGACAGCCCCTCTTCCAGCACCAACGACCGGCCGGCATTCTCCGGCCCCTTATATTCTTCCATGCTCTCCCGAAGCCGCCGCACGGAATCGTCGCTCAGCAGTTTCGGATGGGTCAGCACCCCGCCGATCCGCGTGCTGTTCTCGAACACCGCCCGGCCATGGCGTCGCATCGCAATGGATTGGCCGATCGTGTCAGACGCGGCCTTCAACACTGATACGCCAGTGACCCCATCAACCGACAGGCCAACCAGGTGCAGCACTTCAGACTGGCTCAACGTTCGACGGCTGCCGTCTTTCGCTGTCCAGATATATTGGAGAGACCAGTCGTCAGCCTGCTTCACCTCCACCCGGTCAGGGTGCATCGGGATCAACTGCGAATAGCCGCCCTTCGCCGTGCCAACCTTGTAGGCGAAACCGTTTCCGCGCAGCAGCAGGTGCGTCTGCAGCTGGCGCTTGAACTGCTGCGGCGTTTGCCACTTGTTCGGCTTCCGCTTCAGCAGCGGCACAATCCAGTGGTCGGAAACCTCTTTGCGCTCCCCGCGCACCTTCTGCCGAATCTGGATCGGCATGGAGCCGACCGCGCCGGAAATCAGGCTGACAGACCGATAGACGGCCGGAGAGGTCAGAGCGCGATCGAACGAACCCCCACCCCGCAGAACCTCCAGAACGGCGGCCGGCATGGTGGCATGGCTCATCTCGGCCCGCGGCGCCGGCGCCTGGCCAAAGCCAAGGCTGTTGCCGATGCGTTGCAGAAAACCCATCAGACCACCAGAATCCCGCGCCGTTCATAAACGGACGGGGCATTCGGAATGCTGTTCGCCATCGCCATCCCCACCGCCATTGCAAGGGCCACCGCCGGGTCGATGTGCCGCTTCCGGTCACCCTTCACGAACCAGCGATTTCCAAAATCGTCTTCCTTGATCACCGCAGACATGATCGCGCCGATCACCACGGGGCTGCTGCGGATCCTTATGCGTTCCTGCAGGATCGCCTGCTCCAGCGCTTCCAGGCTGGAAGGCATCCACAACCCCAACGGCGGCTCGGTGTCCGCCTTGCGGCACTCTTCCAGAATGCGCTTCGGCGGCCGGCTGCGGCGCTTGCCGCCCTGCGGATGCTCCCACCGCTCCACCGCGAAGCCGGCGCCGTCCAGTTCCTCGTCGAACCGATGAAAGGCATAGCGGTCGAAGGCCAGCGCGTTCACGTCGGGGCGCTCGGCAAAAACGCTGGCTACGAACGGCGCCACGGTCTCGAACCGCACGATCTTTCCAGACGTCACCCGAAGCGCGCCGGCATCGCGCCAGGCCCTCAGGTTCGCCCAGGCGTCAATGCTCTCGGTGCGCAGCTGCTCCAGATAGCCTTCGCTGGTCCAGGCCTCCACCCAGGCATCATAGGTCGGCAGCGTCATGCGCTGCACCTCGCCGTCCACCTCCACATCCTGGTCTACGCTGCCGGTTTCCACCACGAACGCCGCGGCGGTCAGGTCGCGCGTGCCGGAAAGGTCAACCGCCCCGCTGATGCGCCCCACAGATTGGGCAGGGTCGAAGTCCGCCAGAACGGCTTCCAGCGCCTTGCGCGTCATCCACGCGGTTTCGGATTCGGTCCACACACAGAAGTGCAGCCGAAGGATGTTGTTCGCCTTCGCCGGAGACAGCCGGGCCTGATCCACAACCCCGGCAAGATAGTCGGTGGACAGGATCACCCCAAGCAGAGGGTTCGTCTTGATCCAGCAGCTGGAGTCTTCCAGCGGGTTATCGTCCGGGTCCAGCGAGCAGATGAAAGCAAAGGTCGTGTCGTCGATCGGCTCGCCGACGTAGGTGAAATCCTTGTCCGGCGCCAGGGTGCCGGCGCACACGCGAACGCCGTGCTTGTGTTCCTCTCCGCAGATCGTCGCCAGATCGTGGCCAGAGTTGGTGAACATCCCTAGCAGTGGCTGCTGCCGAAACTTGAAGCCGCGCTCCAGCATCTCGATGATGGTGCGGTTGGGGTGCTCGTGCACCTCGTCGCACAAGGCGCAGTGCGGTCGCGGGCCAGAGCCTGTCGTGCCCGCCTCCTTTGAGATCGGGCGAAAGAAACTGCCGCTTTTCAGATGGCCGAGGTTGAACTCCTTGCCCGGGCCGCCAGACGTCTTCACCCGGGCCCGAAGGGAAGGGGATTGATCCCGCATCGCAACGGCGTCGCGAAACAGAACCTGCGCCTGATCCTTCTTCGCGGCGGCGGCATAGATTTCGGCGCGGGCCTCCCCATCGGCCGTCATCATGTAGAGCCCGATCCCCGCCGCCAGCGGGGACTTGCCGTTGCCCTTGCCCTCTTCATCATAGAAGCGGCGGAACCGCCGGCTGCCGTCCGCCCGCTTCCAGCCGAACAGGCTGCCCAGGCGGAAGGCTTGCGATGGGTGCAGCTTGAAAGGGCGCCCCTCGAACTGCCCGCCGTTCAGAAACAGCCGCTCCTCGAAGAAGCGGATAACCCTGTCGGCGGCGTCAGGATCGAACCACAGCCCCCGCGCCGCGCCCTTCTCCAGATCGTCGAAATGGCGGCGGCAGGCGTTTCGCACATGGGGCCCCGCCACGATCTCGCCGGCCAGCACGGCGGCGGGATACTCGGACGTGCGGTCAGTCGCCGAAGAACTCATCCTTGTCTTCGCCTTCGACCGCGCCGCGGTTGCGTTCGTCCGTCAGGCCCAGCTCGTTCATAAGCCCGCGAAGCTGGCCCAGCTTCGCAGCCGGGAACATGGCAGGGGCCCGTTCCTTCTCAGCCCATAGCTGGCAAAAGGTGATGGCCGCCGGCGCCTTGAACTTGTCCAGCCAGCTCGCCGGCGCGATCCAGTCCAGCCAGGCGGTGCGCTCCTTGCCCTTCAGGCCCTTCGGCATGGCCAGTTTCCCGACGAGCTTTTCCACGCTTTCGACAGCATCCCGCGCCGCGTCCTGCGCGCCATGCCGGGCGTTCCGGTGCGTGCCATCCACCAGGCGCAGGGCTACCGGTTTCGGCTTGGCTCCCCTGGTCGCCATATTAGACCTTCCAAACAATCAATCTGGTTTTGCACGCGCGGTGGTTCGGTGGCGGTGTCCGCAGCCTCAACCGCTGAACTTTTGACCTCCCCCCACCCATGTCAGTCGACCGGCCAGCCATCGCGGCCCAGCCGGAGGCGCTGCTTGTGCCCAAACTGCTCTGCAGTGCGCCGCCTGTGGTGACGATGGCAAAGCGGCCTCGTGTTCGAGTCCACGTCTTTTCCGCCCAACGCGAGCGGCGTGATGTGGTCGATCACATCAGCGGGGACATCCTTCCCCTCCGCCTTGCAGTCCACGCACGCAAACCCGGCGGCGGCCATGCGGCGCTGCCGCTGCGCCATGCCCGCCCGACCGCGCAAACGCTTCTCGCGCTCGCTCCATCGTGGTGGGGCAGGGTGCTTCATCTCAGCATCCCTGAAACAGAAAGCGCCCGAGGGCCGCTTGGCCTTCAGGCGCACAAATAGACGATGGCATAACCATAGCCACTACCAGTTCCCGATGCAAGCCGTGCACGCTTCAGGCCGCGTCCTGTTCCGGTCCACAGTTGGCCGCCTTCCGAACCTCGCCACGCGTCTCTTGTGCGTCCCAGCTCCACCGCATCCGTGTCGCCCCGTACCGCTGATCCAGCATGCGGTTGATCCTGTCGGCAGCGCCCGCCAGACGTTCCTTCACCAACGCCTTTCCCTTATCCGCTCGAACGCGGTAACAGGCAGCTGCTGCCTGAATGGGCATCCCCTGCAGCACCACACGCCTGACGTCGGCTTCTGCCTCTCCACCCACTGCACCCCACATCAACCCAGCCCAGCGCGTTGCATCAATCCGGGACTGGATCAGGTGAAGGAAAGCATCGGGCCCTCCGCTCGGCCCCTGTGCCAAGTTGCATCGCGGGGAGATCCCATGTGCGGCCGCTTCGCTCGCCATCCGGAGGAATATCAGCGCGTTCACCCGCTCTTCGCCCAGCGGGCCGATCAGCCGCAGAAGGTTGTCCGTTCGGCGTTGGGGCGTGGCCAGCGCGCCCGCCTCATCGGTCACCGTCACGCGCTCAAAGCCATCGGATGCACTCAGGTCCAGCGAAAGCCCGCTGCCGCCGCCTGAGGATAGTCCGGCTTTCGTCTTCCCCTTGCCGCGCCGCCGTGCCGAGCCCTTACCCATCCGCCGCCTCCACCACAAAAACCACCTCCAGCGCGCCAGCGGCCCGCCGCAGCTTGTCCCGAAAATCCTGCTTCACCCGGTCCACCCGGTATCGGCTGTTGCTGGAAACGATCAGCTGCCCGCCGCGCACCGTGAAGTGCATCGGGTGCAGCCAGGCCGTGAAGGTGGCGGGCGGCAGGCCGGCGCGCATCAGCTCGCGGATGCCCAGCGCCACGCGGCAACTGTCCCGCCCGCCCGGCACCACCGCCGCGCCAGCGCCACCGCCGGCGGAAAACACCACGCCCGCCTTCACGGCCCGCGCCACTTCCGGCGCCTCGCTGATCACCCACTTGCCCCAGGCCGCGTCCCAGTCGGCCTTCGCGCCGCCGTGGCCGCGCCAGTGCGACACGAATTTCTCGGCCACGGCGGCATAGGCGCCCTCGGGCCACCGCTCGGCCAGCGCCCGGGCGGCCGGCCCCAGCGCCGCGATAGGCGGCACCGGCCAGCCGATGGGCAAAGGCGTCACCTTGCTTCGTCCGGCAGGCTTGCGGGGCGGGTGCGCCCCCTCAGAAGACTTGTTCTTCTGAGGGGATTGATGGTTCCTTGATGGATCGTCCGCAGCTGCTGCGGGGGTTTGGTGCATCTGCTGCGGGGGTGCATCTGCTGCGGGGGTGCATCTGCTGCGGGGGTCTGGCGCGGCTTCGCCCCCGTACGGCTTCACCAGGTAAACCGTGGATCGCCCGGGCCGCTGCCGGCATTCCAGCAACCCGGCCTTCTCCAGCCGGCGAATGGCGCCCTGCACCGTCCGTTCAGACAGCGAGGTCTTCCGACACAGCGGCAGCTTCGCCTCCCCCGCGCTGGAAACAGCGGGCCACGCAACGCCATCGTCGTTGGCGGCGTCTGCCAGCGCCAGCAGCACCATCTTGTCGGTGGGCGGCAGGTCCATCCGCCACACAACACCCATCAGCGCAACGCTCATGCCGCCACCGCCTCTCGGACAGCCCAGCCGCCCCATTGATCAGCCATCGCGTCTGCAATCCCGGTGAAGAAGCGGCTTCGCTCTTTCCAGCGATCCGGGCCGGGCGGCATGCGATGAACCCGAGCCTCGCGGCCCTCCACGATGTTGGTCGGCGTCAGCGCCGGCAGCCCGCGCAGCCAAAGGCAGGTGCGCTTTGTCTCGCCATGGCCGAACTGCCACGGCTGCACCGATTGTGCAGGCTCCTGATATCCGGCAATCCTGACCTTTGCGTGCTTGTGCATCACCGGGTTTTCGACCGCCACGCGCGGCACCGGCGCGTTCCAGCAGGCAGAGAACAGCGCGGCGCCCTCGTCCAGTTCAGCCCACATTTCAGCCAGCGTGCGGCCCGGCGGCGGAACGGAAAGCCAGCGCACCCCGCTGTTGCAAAGCCGGGTGCACGGCGGATGCGCGACGATCAGCAGATCCCACAGGCCGGGCTTCAGCAGGTCGCGCACGTCCCCGCGAATGTGGCGGTTGCTCCCCTTCTCGTCGGGCAGCAGGTCGCAGCTCCAGGCGTCATGGCCCCGGCGCAGGAAGGCATCGCGCACGGTGCCGCTGAACTCGCAGCCCACAAGGACGCGCAAAACCTCACCCATTGCCGCCCCCCAGCAGCCGCACGGCCTTGGGCGCGATCACGCCGGCGTCCAGCCAGCCGCGCAGATGGTCCAGGCGGCGCGCGGATCGTTTCGCGGCCTTGGTGCGCTCGCCCCGGCAATGCGGCTCGCTCGGCGGCGTTTCGCCCTGCATCATGGCCAGCAGATCGCCCCGGCGCCCAGCGTGGCTGGGCCGGCCGACGAAACGCTGACAGCGGGGGCAGTGGTGCGGGTTCATGCCGCCACCTCGCACGGCCCCAGCGGATGGCCCGCCTGAACAGGTTCAGGAGAATCCGCGTGCGCCTCGCCGAACAGGCGGCCTTGCCGCTGCGCATCCTCGATGCGGCGGCAGGCAATATCGAAATAGGTGGGGTTCAGCTCGATCCCGATGAAGCGGCGGCCCATCTGAACCGCCGCGACGCCCGTTGTGCCGCTGCCCATGAATGGATCGCAGATCAGCTGGCCGGGGTTACTGAAGTCGCCGATGATCTCCGCCATAAGGCGGCGCGGCTTTTCGGTCGGGTGCAGGCCCGTCCGCTCCGGGTTGTTGACGTTGTGGGTATAGACGCCGCGCTTGCCGCCAGCGTTCCAGCGCGCATGGCCACTGCCCGCCCAGGCACAGACGAACATCTCCGCGCCCATTGCCGGCCCTTGGCCGTTCAACTGCGGCGTGCTGTCGGG